GGCATTCTTCTCCTCGAGTTTGACGATTTCGTCCTCTGCCGTGCAGAGCAGACTCTCCTTATCCCCCCAACTCTGCTCGAGGTGGGCGATCTCCCGTATCCGTTCAGCGATCGTCTCCTCCAGTTGCCCGATACACGACGCGTTCTCCTCTGCCTCCTTTCTCATTTCAGCGATCTCCCGTCTCAGTTCAGCGATCGTCTCGTACGCTTCGTATTTCTGCTTCTCCAGTTGCCCGATCTCCTCGTCCTTCTCATCCACCTTCCCCCATCCGTCGTCCATCAGACCCTCCCTCTCGTCTTCCAGCATCTTCTGCACCATAGCGTTCTCGCGGAGGTCGTCTTCGTCGTAGATCGCGTCCACGGGTATATTCGCCTCGCGGATGTGGTCGATGATGTCGTCGTCGTTGAACAGTTCGCCGACCGTAGCGTCTTCTCCGTAGATGTTTTCGTAGGGTATGCCTCGTTCCCGAACTTCTTGGATGATGTCGTCGTCGTCGAGGTCTCCGAGGTATAGATCGCGGTGCATTGCGTTCTCCTTCACGTGTTCCAGTAGTATTTCCCACGCCTTGCCCGTGGTGGGGAGGTCGCAGTTCGCGTCGCCGAGGTTGAATATCATTTTGCCGTCCATTTCGTATGTGTGCTGTCGCTGTCATCCGCCGTCCACCCGAAAAACCATTTCAATTTTTTCGGGCGTGATGACTTCACATCACCATACCCCGCGACGTGAAGTCATCACGGCGGAAAAAATTGAAATCGTTTTTCCGGATATACTAAAACACAGCGTCAAGCAACCCACATAATGAGCGTGAATCCACAACTGGCGACCCTGATGGGTCTGATCGACGAACTCCAAGAACAAATGCCCGAAGGTAAGTATCTCGAGGCGATGAATGCCCTCCGCGACCTGCACGGAGTCTGCCCCATCCCCCGACCCCCACCCCCGCCACCCGTGGCGTTCGTCCCACCCGAGGGCGGGGTAATCCTGAGTGTCGCTGAACAAGATCGACACCGCCGAATCAGGTACGCCGTCCAAGAATACAACGAAAATCTGCCATCGGTTCTCATGGCACTCCAAAATCATCTGCTGTGGAAAGTCGTCGTCGAGGAATGGAACGAATCGCTGGAGGAGGAATGGCGGATCGAAGAAAGTTGCCTCCCGAAGTCGTGGCACAGACATATCAGATGGAGAACAGAAAGGTTCGTCCCCGAGATCGAGACGTGGTGGATGGCGAAAACTGCGGAAGAAAAAAAGAAGACAATCAAGAAAGCACTGATGACTGATTACGCCCACGCCGTCGACCAATACCATCGGGACAGGAACCCAGCAGTGTCGGTCTGCCCGTTCGTCTCCCGCCACGCGATCGGGAAGTGGGATCATCCTGACCGCACGAGGGCGAAATGGAACTGCGTCTGCGGATCGGTCAATATCCTCGTGAAGAACTGGAGACAGCACGAGGCGAGTGAAAAACACGTGAAGTGGCACGAGGCGGGTCGTCACCTCGACGACGGCAAGAGAAGAACGATGCTGGACAAGGTCGCCACGATGTGGAACGTTACGAAAAACAGAGCGGAAGTCTTCGAACCATCAATGCTGGACAGGCAACTCAGAAAAGGGGTCGCGTTCGCAGACAAACACGAAATACGACAGGGGGTCACGACTCGGGGATATACGATCGCCGGAATCCACGGGGAATGGTACATACCCCACCACATCGGCAAACCGCAGTCTGCGAACGAGTGGATCTGCTCCGACCTGAAAGGCAAACCGTGGGACTACGAACCCCCGATGGAACGCTGGATCAAAGAACCAACCCGCCCGACGTGGCACGTGAAGACAAACCCCACGCCCAACTTCGAACCCGCAGAGGTGCCTCAAATCAAGGAAGAACCGCCACGGATGCGTGAATCATGGTGTCCCGTCGCACGTCGCGACATCCACTGGATGCCCCAAGAAGAGTACGCCACATTTATCTCGATGGAATAAACGAAGAACGACGGATCAAGGATTCTACGGGATTCAGGTAAAAAAGGTAAGTTTTTTTCGTTGGAGGGTGGTGGCGGATATTTAGGAAAAACTCGTCCGTAATCCGCCGATTTTATCCAAAATATACTAAAACAACTTAAAGAGTTTTTATCTTGTATTAGTATATAACGCCCTAATGACCGAAAATCAATCTCTCGTAGACGCCGTCCCTGCCCTGACTTTTGCCGTCCAACGCAAGAAAGCGTGGTTAGATGGTAAGACCCTGACTGAGTATCATCCGGATTTGAAGAAGTTCGTTGCCTACAAGATGCTCCCGAATGAAACGACAGAAGGTCGTGCGGAGAAGCACTTGAAACAGTTGGCAGGTTCGGGGCGGTCGTGTTATAGCAGTGTTAAGGAACATGTAGATATGTATTATCGGGCGATCAGACGCGACAAGAAGATTAAGGAGACTCCGATGGGACGTGCAAAGCACGGATGGGGTCGTGCCTACCCTGCTGGGAACTTATCCATTGCGACTCTCGAGAGACTTGCCCGTAACACGATAATAGACTCAGTGTATTATGATTTTGATATTATGAACGCACAACCGACCATGTGTAAGAATGTCTGCGAAGACGAGGGTTGCCTGAAAAAGGTGCCGACGATAGTTCGCTACTGTGAGAATAGGGACGCTGTACTGTCGGAGGGGATGGCGAAATACGGCAAGACGAGAGATGAGGTGAAGGCGGTGTATAATAAGGTTATGAATGGCGGGAAAATTGAAGAATGGTATGCTGACAATGAGGACATCGTGAAGTTTAAGAAAGAGTGTGAGTGGGTTAGAGAGAAGGTGCGTGAGGTGAATCCTGAACTGTTCTCCTCTGCACGAATGAAGAATGCTCTCGACAAGGACATACCCGAAGGTCAGCGTGTGACTAAAAATATGAGGACGATGTTCGCCCTGTGGATGGCAGAGTTGGAGTTTCAGTATGTATCTGCTGTGATGGAGTGGTGTGAAGGTGAAGGTCTAATGACGAAGGATGGATTACAGCGTTATACGATCGCAGGTTATACCTACGATGGGTTTGTGCTACTACGAGAGGTGGTAGATGCCTACTGCCGTAAGCGTGGAATAACCCTGAATCACTTGTGCGAAGAACTGGAACAGATTGGACTGGAAAAAACAGGTCACGACCTGATATGGAAGTTGAAGGGGACGGAAGAGAAGCACGACATCAGCGAACAGTACGCGGTGTGCGTGGCGGAGGTGCCGTCGCAAGTACCGTCGCCGAATGGTAAGACATTTAGCGACTATGTTGTCGAGTGGGAGAAGAATAACGCGTTTATCCGTGACTGTGGAATGTATGTTGAGACTAAACCTGCTACGGGTCAGTTTATACTGCGTGACACTGCACTATTGAAGGCGTGTAATCAGCATCTCTGCGTGATAGATCCGGAGACGGGCAAGAATGTCAATTTTATTAAGATGTGGACGACGAATAACAATGATAAGAGGTGCTACGAGAATATGGATGTGTATCCATTCGCCCCTGCGTGTCCGCCTGATTGCTTTAATCTGTGGATGCCGTTTGAAATGGAGCGTGTAGAGAACTGGACTGATAAACCCGATGTGCTGTCAAAGTTTATTTATCATGTACGAGAGGTGGTGTGTGGAACAACCGCGAACTCCAAGTTTCAAGAGGGTTTTGAGTATCTGCTGGATTGGTTGTCCCACATCATACAACGACCCCACATCAAGAGCGGTAAATGTCCGGTTCTAATCTCTCAGCAGGGGTCGGGTAAAGGGACGCTGATAAGAATACTCACCCGCATTTTAGGTGCGAGTAAGGTGTTCCAGTCGGTAAAACCCGAGAAGGATGTCTACGGCGACTTTAATCCGATGATGGAGAAGGCGGTGCTGGTGAATATCGACGAACCTGAAAGTGCGAAGACGGATGCGTTTGAAGGCACGATCAAGAACTTTATCACTGAACCTACGATGATGATAAACGACAAGTTTGTTAAACCACATCAAATCAAGTCATACCACCGTTTTATTTTCACGACGAATAAGGCGGACGGTGGTATAAAAGTGGAAGAGGGTGACCGACGCTTTTTTATACTGCGGATGTCGGACAAGCACAAGGGCGATATGAAATACTGGGATGAATGGGATAAGATTTTATCTGACCCTGACCCGAGTGGTTTTAAGACGATCTATAATTGGTTGGCGACGAGGGACATAGGCGACTTTATGCAGAAGACGATGCCGAAGACGCTGTATCAGAAGAATCTCGAGAGAAGCAATAGAACGCCTCTTGAATGCTGGTTGGAGGGTTTAGTGAGGAACTGGATGATAGATGGTGGAGATGAAACGAAGAAGGTGCTGACAATGACAGGGACGGAGGCGTTGTCGCTGTATTTAGACTTCTGTGAGAAGCAGGGTTTGCCGGTGAAGAACTACAAGACATCTGCTGGTGGATTGTCGCAGTTGATTAGTAATCACGAGGTAGGACGGTTCTCGGATAAGATAGGTGCGATAGATGTGTTTGCGACTCGGCGGTTGAGAGGTGGCGATGCGAACAAGCGTGAGTTTAGATTGGATGTGCTATTTGGTTGGTTAGAGAAACAAGGTGTATTAAATAAGGATGATTTTAATGGCGACCCCCACGGCGAAGATTTAGAGAAAGAGGAGATCGTAAATCTCTCGGAGGTGTCTAACCACGCCCCACGAAAGATGAAAGTAAGGACGAAGCGAAATGAAGCAGAATTAAATCTCTCGTAATAATATATATACAATGGGTAAGAAGAACAAGAGTAAAACGATGGGATCCGTACCGTCCTCCTATTATGAACTGAATGTAGATCAGGTGGTCGCCGACGAAGAACTCACGGATGTAGACGGCAATAAGGTTTATGAAGAGGTGTTGAAGACCGCCGAAGAGGAAATACAGAAGGCAAGAGATATGCTCGTGCAGAGTATAGGCGAAGAGGAGTTGCCGAGAGAATGTTTAGGGGTTATAGACCTCTCGGGTGGAGAGGTCGCACCCCCGTCCACGCCCGAAGAGGAGAAGAAGGACGACGGTCTGTCACAGAAGCAGAAACAGCAGAAGGGCGGGTATAACGGTTGGTGGTGGTGGAGGAAATAATCTAAACAAATAATATTATTACTATACATATATAGCAATAATGAATAGCACACCGTTCGAGACAAACCTGTTGAAGAAGTTCCACGATAAGGGACTGTCGGAGACATCGGTTATGTTGTATATGAAAAACCTGAGAAGGTTGAATGCGGGGCAACCTCTCACGGACTTTAAGTTTTTAGAGCGTCCACAGGTGATAGAGACCTTTTTGAATCAGTATGCGGAGACCACGAAGCGGAACTTTATAATTGCGATTGTCTCGGCGTTGAACTTGGCGGGAACATCAGCGAAACATAAGAAACTGTACGGCGAGTATTATAAGATGATGATGGATAAAAATAAGGAGATTAAGGAAAATGGCGGGAAGACGAAGGAGGGTATGCCATCATGGGACGCGGTACTCGAGAAGTATAATGCTCTGAAAACGAAGGTTCAAGAGACGACGGATTTTAGCAAAGAACCGGCGTTTAATGATCTGCTGAAATTGTTGGTGACCTCTCTCTACGTCCTGCAACCGCCACGCCGAAATGGCGACTATTTAGAGATGAAAGTTGTGCCGACTTACAATGACGATCTACCACAGAATATGAATTATTTAGACACGAAGAAAGGGGAGTTTATTTTCAATAAATATAAAACCAGTAAGAAGTATGGGGAGTTCCGCAAAGCGATCGAACCGGAATTAAGGGCAATCGTATCCCTTTATTTAAAACATCACCCTAATCTGTGGGAAGGTCGTAAGCAGAAGAAAGAACCCGTCCCGTTTTTAGTATACCGCGACGGCGAACCCCTCCACCAACTCAACTCCATAACACGCTTGATTAATTCGGTGCTTGGCAAGGGGGTAGGTTCGTCCGCTCTGCGACATATCTATATAACGGAAAAGTATGGCAAGGTAGAAGAGGAGAAGGCGAAGGATGCAGAGGCGATGGCACACTCCGTCGGTATGCAGAAGGATTATATACTAAAATAACTTAAAAATAATCTCAGTATATACATATACAGGTTATGAACGCACAAGAGAAAAACGAAGAGTGGAAGAGACACCGCGAAGCGATCTATAAATGGAGAAAAGAGCATCCCGAGAAATACCATGAGACAGCGAAGAAGAGTTCACTCGCTTACTACTATAAAAACCGTGATGAAATCTCTGAGAGGCGACGCAACGCTCGTATTGCGAAGAAGGCGGAAAGTGTATCTGTGATATAATTTTATATGTATAGATTATAATATACATATACAATGAGTTTAGCGAGTATAAGTGATGAGTGGTGGCACGGAATGCCCACCGACGCTTTTGTCCGTCTCCCGAACCCGAACCCACCTGAGTTTGATTGGATTGAAAACGAACGACGCACTACTGCCCCGTATGAGGTGGCGGGATCAGGGAATCCCTTCTACCACCTGCGGGGTGGAGAGCAGGGCGACGAAGAGATGACAAGGAGAATGGCGGAGTACCTCGCACCGCACATATCGTCGGGAATCGGACAAGTTGTCGACGGCATTCAAGACTTTTTTAAATCTCCCGAACAGAGAGAACAGGAGAAGCGTGATAAGGAGGCATTAGAAGAAGCAGAGAGGAAAAAGAAAGAGCAGGAGGAGGGTAGGTGGTCGTCCTACTTAACGCCCTTTTTTCATCTCTCGGGAGGTGCGATCGATAAATATCTGTCGATGGCGAAAGACTTCGCGAAGAAGGCGGGGTATAAGGACTGGGACAGTCTGCGTCGTGCAGATGACGGAGAACACAAGTTAGAGTTGAGAGGTGTGAAGTTCGGGAGAAAGGGTTATGGTGATTTTATAAAATATTCTCTCGACGAGGGAGAAGAGAAAGCAAGAAAACACCGCGACGCCTACCTCGCACGGGCGAAAAAGATACGGGGCGACTGGGCGAAGGACATGTACAGTCCTAACTCACTGGCGATCAAGGTTTTATGGGGTGGCGGTTTGTCGGGCGGTGCTAAAACACAGGCGGAGTTAGAAGCAATGACGACACGGCAATTAGTAGAATACGGTAAGTCACAAGGGGTTAAAGGTTTAGATGGAATGACAAAGAAGGTTATGGTGGATAAGATATTAAAACAAGCACCCGAGACGGAGGTAGTCGCACCGTCGTCGTCTGATCTAAAAGCACCTCAGTTGGCGAAGATGATAATGTTGTCGGAGGGTAATTTAGAGAAGGAAATAATACCACTCGCAAAGAAGTATGGCATCGAGCGTATACTGCATAAAAATAAGAAGACGCTTGTTAATGAATTGGTGGATAAACTCGTAGAAGAAGGGGAGATCCAAGAGGGCGACTCTATAACAAAAATACCACAACTCGTTCGGTATTTATTCGGTAAGGATGTCACACCCTACCCCGAAGAAGAATCAGAGGCAGAGGATGATGAAGGGAGCGAACCCGAGGTGGAGGTAACTGAATACTGGTGGGATGGTGTAAAGTATTTTGTTGAAGAACCGAGAGAGGGTCTTGATTTTAAAGACCGCCGTGTATTCGATCCCGAGACATACGAAGAACTCGGAACGCTCGGAGAACAGATGTGGTGGGGGTTGGCGGTGGATGTCGCAGAAGATACGAATATCGGTGTAGAAATGGTACTCGCAAAACCTGATGCGGTAATACAACCCGCACCCGAACCTGTATCCGCACCTGCTCCTAAACCCGATTCGTCAAAAGAACGAAGCAAGTTTGAAGAAAGACTTGTAGAACTATATGAAAAACTAAAAGAAACCCGCCCTGGCACGTATGAACACCTACAAGCATCCGAGAATGTTCAAACACACATTGCACGAGAAAATGGACGAAGACATGAAGCAGGAGAACCGTATGTAGATATAAGGTATGCGACGGAGAAGTTGCCGTCGTTCCCCTTTACGAAGAGAGTGACGGTAGTAGATGGAAAGAAAATAACAGGTAATGGCAGAGGCAAACCTGTACTCGCCCCGCAAGATGTGCTGGAGGGTAAGAAGGACAACCCCATTGTAGAAGAGACAATTGAAGAACCGATGGACGACAGCGACATCCGCCAGTATCTCCCGAACGCGAAGATTATGAGGTATTCAGCACTCGCTAAATTGAGAGACATAGAGCAACTTTTACCTACCGATAAGTCGTATGTAATCCTGTTATATGAAAACACCCCAGGATCGGGACACTGGATCGCCCTGATGCGGTATGGCAGGACGATAGAGTTTTTCTGCTCGTATGGCAGTAAAATAGATGCACCTCTCGGGTGGCAGAGTTCGAGTGCGAATGCGATGCTCGGACAGAGCAAACCCTACCTCTCAATGCTGTTACATAAGGCGAGGGGTAGATTCAAGGCGATATACAACCCAGTCGCTTATCAAAGCAAGAAGGATGGCGTGGCGACATGCGGTGCGTGGGATGTGATGAGAATTAATCAAATGAAAAATCATAATCAAGATCTACACGAGTTCCACGATTTTATGGAAAGCGTGAAGAAAGAAACCGGTCTTACTTATGATGAGATTGTGGTGAATTATGTATCAAAGAGATAAATCGCTGGATTGAAATCTCTCGAACACCCACTTTTTCAAGCACAGTGAAGAAGAATGGATATGAAAAAATATGTTTTACGACGTGGGTGATGACGGGCATTATTATATTATAGAGATTAAAAAGGTGGTAGGTTTTTACGACCCTTTATCTTCTGTTTTAGTTTATCCTGTACAATAAGGCGGAGTTCGCCGACCTCATCCGCCGTTTTTGGCGTGTCTTTACTGACCCTTTTAGTAGGGCGATAAAGAGGGTAATCACCTTCTTTACTGCCTACGTCCTGCCACTTTTCGGCGAACCATCGTTTTAATCCAGCAGGTTTGCCCTTATATTTACCCCCGAGTTCTTTATAGCGTTTTACTATCCACCCGCTTTTGTATGCACTGTGCTTTTTATATTTCTTGTCTGCCTCCGCTTTTACACGGGCATATAACGCCTCGTCGAGAGGTTGTGATCCACCTGCGAATACTGGATTTTGAATACTGTGTTGTTCTCTTATTCTTGTGAGTGGGTTAAAGAATATACCACTCGGGGGCGATGGTCTCACTTCTGTTGGGTGGTTCAACCGACCTTCTAAATTGTAGAGAGGGTCAGCGGAAGCATATATACGGGCATTCTTTTTTGCTAAATCAGCGTCACGGATGTCGCCGAGTTGGATGGCGGGGTTATAACTGCGACCCTTTTGTATCATACCCATATTTATAAACTGATCCATAATCTCACCGCCGAGAGAATGTCCGACACCGTAGTAGATATACTTATCAGGTGGGTATTTCTTTTGAAAGTTCGAGAGAATGTCGTAATCACGCTCCCACCTGTCAGTGTTTTTTACACTGTTCGTGGCAGTAGGCAACCACGCTTTAAAGTCAGTCCAGTCGGCAGTACCGCGAATCGCAACCACGAAGGCGTTAAAGTGATCGTCTTGATATATGGTAATCGTAGGTGTTTTTAATACGACTGTATAACCGCCGACAGGTGCCATCTTTTGTGGTTCTTGTGGTGAGACATACGAGTTCTTCGCCATGGTGTAAAGGGTTTGTGGGTCAGGTAATAACCCACCGTATAAGTCAGAGTAGAATCCGGTTCTCTCGGGTTCAGTTGTAGGATAGTCAGGGTATTTAGTAGACATTTATTTTCCTCTATTATATTATAACACGAAAAAATATGTCAGCGTCTAATCTTCTCAAAAGTGACGGTAAGATTGATAATCAGTATCTTCCTAATCCTTACCCGTTCCCCGCGACTCCTGCCGGTCTCGGTGAGGTTCTACAAGTCAATAATTCAGCACTCACACCAATCGGGGCAATCCCACAAGATGCGACCGATTTTAATACGATAGGTTGTATCAAAATAGAGACAGGTACGGTAGGTCAAGGCAACAACCTCGCACTCGTGATAGGAGAGGCGGGAGATAATCTTCAAATCAAAGGGGCGACTCTTCTTGGGTCGATATTGGCGGGTAATGGTGCGGACACCGAGACACTCGCTCTCGGGACTGACGGTTATGTTCTTACTGCAGACAGCACCGCAGGAGTGGGTGTAAAATGGGCGAGTGCTGGTGCTGGACCAACAGGTGCGACGGGAGCGACGGGAGCGACAGGACCATCGGGAGGACCAACAGGACCAACAGGAACAACAGGACCAACAGGACCACAGGGTGATACAGGACCAACAGGACCACAGGGTGATACAGGTCAGAAGGGCGAGACGGGTGAGACAGGACCACAGGGTGATACAGGTGCGACGGGTGATACAGGACCAACAGGACCAGGAGGAGGACCAACAGGTCCCGAAGGACCAACAGGACCAACAGGACCAACAGGACCACAAGGACCACAGGGTGAGACAGGATTAACAGGACCAACAGGAGCAACAGGTCCTTCGGGAGGACCGCCAGGTCCAACAGGTGATACAGGGCAACAGGGACCACAGGGTGATACAGGACCAACAGGACCAACAGGACCATCAGGAGGACCAACAGGTGAGACAGGACCAACAGGACCAACAGGTGATATAGGACCAACAGGTCCTTCGGGAGGACCAACAGGACCACAGGGTGATACAGGACCAACAGGACCAACAGGACCATCAGGAGGACCAACAGGTGAGACAGGACCAACAGGACCAACAGGTGATATAGGACCAACAGGTCCTTCGGGAGGACCAACAGGACCAACAGGTGAGACAGGATCACAGGGACCACAGGGTGAGACAGGACCAACAGGACCAGCAGGAGCAGGACAAAACCTTCAATCAGTTCTTGCTGTTGGTAATACAGCAAACACCCCTATTATTATAGAAGACACAATTACTCCGCTACTAACAACTACAATAAACGGGGTTTCTGTTGAACTAATCGACGGGGTCACCGGACAAGCGATGATCTTAAATGCGGGTAGTGCTTCAATCACAAATACAATCGTCGGTGGTCTTGCAAATCCAAATCTCGTTTTACAAAATGCTAATTCAAGTGGTGGTGCTCCAACAACTTATCCCGCATTAAAGTTCGATAAATCTGCGTCCGTTGCTACTGCTGGTAATGCTATATCTGCTATTTCTTCATGGGCGATAGATGCTACTTCAACAAGTAGGGAATGGAGCAGAATCCAAACTAAACCTGAAAGTGTGACAGGCGGTAATCAGGACGCCACTATGTCTATTTTTACAAGTGTGAATGGAACTGTTAGTGAGGTGTTTAACTTTAACGGTGCTCAAAATGAAAACAATTCTTTTCGCCCCTTTGATATGAATAATAATGAGATTAGAACAGCGTCGGGTGATTTAACTTTGACTGCTTCTGCTTCAAGTGGAACGGGTAATGCCATATTACAGAGCAAATCAACAGGGACAGTTGTATTAGATAGTCCCGTTCTAACCCTAAAAAATACGAATACAACCACAACCACCCCTAACCACAACGCGAATATACAAACGACTTCAAACGGAGTAGCAACAAATACATTTCTTAAACTGAAACTGGGATTGGCGGATATATGGATTCCCTATTTCACAGTAGACCCGAGTTTATAACCCATAAGTTTAGCGACAATACCTACATAAATTATTTTATACAGATATAATAAACATGTCTGCATCAAATCTTATAGATCCCGTGACGGGGCAATTATATCCACAATATGGAGGCGGTGGCGGTGGTGCGACAGGACCACAGGGTGCGACAGGACCACAGGGTCAAGCAGGAATCCCCGGAGGTCCAACAGGACCACAGGGTTTGACAGGACCACAGGGTCTCATTGGTGCGACAGGACCAAATGGTCTTATCGGGGCGACAGGACCACAGGGTTTTACGGGTGTGACAGGACCAATTGGACCAGGTGGTCCTGCGGGAGGACCAACAGGACCTCAGGGAGAAACAGGACCACAAGGGGCGATCGGTGCGACAGGTGTATCACTGGCAGGACCAACAGGACCACAGGGATTCACAGGACCAACAGGACCTCAGGGTATTCAGGGTGCGACCGGTGCGGTGTCAGTCACAGGAACCGCCCCAATCAATGTAGCGTCAAATGTCGTGTCTATAAACTTTTCTACTGCCCTCGGTGAAATCCCCTACGGAAATGGAACAGCGAATACGGGGGCATTACTCGCACCGCCGACAGATCCATTAGCGATCGGCAAGGTTCTAACGTATGCAGGGACGCCCAATATTCTCTCGTGGGCGACGCCATCATCACCCGCGAACATAATTGCTCTACACTCGAGCGTCGCAAATACACTCGTTCCAGCACCGACGGATAAAGACGAGCAACTCATAATCGTAGCAGAACAAATCGGGGCGTCATGGGATTTACAGACGTCCTCACTCCCACCCCCCTTTGATAAAGCATTTCAACCCGAGTTGCGGTTTGCGAACTCTGCGGGACAAGAGTTTATCGCGATAGAACAGTTGGGCGGTGCTGGGCGTCGAGAGGTTGCTCTATACACGTTAGGACTGAGTCCGAACTACCTTATCACGACATTCGTTTTTCAATCGGCGACAACACCCGTCGACAACAACGCATTTATTGCGTGTACTTGTAACGGGATAGACCCGTATGGGGTGAATCACTTTGCGGGAACACAGTATGACGGTACTGTAATTATTGGGGGTAAGTTCACTGCTATAAATGTTGGTGGGACATTCGAGTTTATATATAATATCGCTTTACTGTCACTGCAGGGTGGCGTTTGGAAGGTCGCCTACGTGGGTGGGTCGCCGTTAGGAGATCCGGGGGCGGATGGTTGGCAGGGTGTAGTAAATAATAACGACCCTGATGACCCCGATGTTGGGGTATTTAGTATAACGCCGTTTCCCGCGAACTCATTAACGGGACTCGCTTCGGGTGGTGGTGGTGCGGTGGGGTTTTTGTCTGCGGGATTTTTGGTAGGCGGAAAAATCACTGACGTCCTTGGTGAGGGTTCGGGTTTCCTCCCTCAAACTGGTTATTTTAATCTCATCCCGTTTTTTTGTAATACTGCGAGTCCATTAGCATCTGCACAGGTATTAGACGAAGGATTGGCAATAGGAGCAACCCCCCCACAACCGAAGGCGGATGGTGCGGTATGTGGGTGTCTCTTTGATGCAACATATCAATATATGTGGTTGACGGGCAACGGGTTCGAGAGAGTGAAAGACAACGGATCCTCGACTACACAACTCGTCCCCCCCAACTGTCAGGGTTTCGTTTTATTTTATCCCGTAGGATTAAGTCCTGGGGACAGTGCTTGGGGGCAACTTGGGGCAATCGCCCCGTCGTCATTCGGCACAGCGTTCCAGTATGATATTAAACCTTCAACTACTTTGGCAAATCATATAGTATGTATGGGCGATCAGATGTTTTTAAAAGATATAACCGTTCCGACTGCGGGTGGGGCGTCATATACCGCAATAGGATCCTTCCCCTCCACGCCCGTAGCAGTAGGGTTTCCAGTAGGGGTTCAGGGGTATTTCAATTCAATCCTGAGAAACGTCACGATTACAACCCCAACGGGTTCTGTCACGGGAGACTTTTTTGTATATAATGGTGGTGGTGGAGGTGACGGCAGACAATATGTAGGATATATGACGACAGCGACAGGCACGACAGTCAATCCACTCGACCCGATCCCCTGTGGTCCTAATAGTGTAGCACTCGGAACAATTAGACCGAGTTATGGTATAAACAATCTCATCACCCCGACTGTCCTCACGATAGGTGGAGACCTCGGCGAATATAACTACGACGCTCAAACACATTCGGATATTCGCTTCACGACTACAGCACCTGTGTTCTTCAAGATTCCAGCAGGGACAGCGAATATTACAAAAGCGGATTTCAATCAACCGTATCAATCCCAATCCTATATTGCGTCATCGGATTTAGCATCGTGGGTACAGATAGGGGAGAAAAATCCCAATCTAACATATTCGCCATAAGTTTAGCGAGAATTATTTTCGTGCGATATATTATAAACGATTCTAATATGTCCGCATCAAGTCTTTTAAATATCGAGGGGGATATATTCCTGCCGTGTGCCGTTTCCGCCCCTGCCGTTTCCGCGAGTCTCCTTCAATCGGGACGCGGGTTCTCTATTGTGTATGCAGGTGAGGCGTCGATCGCCGTCGGAGCACCTGGGACTCTTGCTGTCGCAGTCCCCGGAGTAGTGGCGACAGACATTGTCATCACGACCGTTAATGGATCCACAACCCCTGCCAACCTGCTTGTGGGATGTGCCGGTGTCGCTACTGCTGACACAGTCACTCTGACTGCGACTGTCGATACATCCGCTATGATTGTCGGATTTTTGGTTATTCGCCTGAACTAATATAAAAATATAATGTTTAGGGATATTGGGGAACAGACAAGGGCATTCGTCGCTCGAATGGCGTTGTAAGACCCGCCCAGTTGCGTCCCCATCCTCCACCCATTGTATAATGCTTTTGTTTAGCGACAAAAATATTATATACACAAACAATATAAAGGGATAATTTACATTATTACAGAAATAAAATACGATGGTTGGTTGGAGCGAAGTTAGTGAATTGATTGAGAAGGTTAAGAGGGAGCATGGTGTTCTACTGACACCGTTCGGGTGTGCTGATTTAGACGACCCTGACACCTCATCGCGGTATTCGGAGCGATCGTCGTATGCGAATATAACACGGTTGATGACAGAGTTGCCATTGATATTCTCTCCGCGTCTTACGTGGAGACGCTGTACGGGGTCGTATACTGGAAAGCATATTGTCGAGAGGTGGAGAGAAGGGTTGTGGTGTTATAAGGGCAATGATAGTTATTGCTCGAACGGTGACTTTATCGTGGCGATGCTCCTGCAGGACAACTCTGATTTTAGGGTAGTGAGATTCTATAAGTCAGAGGGGCGTGTTAATATCAATTGCGGGTTTAGGGTAGTGGGACACGAACTGCGATAGGTCGGGGATCGGAAATACCCTACGGTGACCCTTGGAACAGATGTGTTGTTTTATTTTCCAAACGCCTACATCCTTCTTACCACAGGGGCAGGTTATATAGGTTTTGTGTATACTGCGACCCACCGGATATAGATGCCGATAGATCTGCTCTAACACGTCGGCGTGGGTTGTCGCATACTCTCGTCTCTCGGCGGTTGCCTTTTGTATGTTGGCGAATACTTCGTCCTCACTCATTTTGCTCGGCATTATTATAGTATATCGAGAGAAAATAACTCACCGCCGTTGGCGGTTCGTGGCGAACCCTGTTTTTTCACATTATTACAGGGTAGATTTAGATTATTACCATATAATAGGGTATAGATTATTACATAACCCTATTATATTATTACTTTTCGTAATAATTTTAAAATTATTACTGAAATAATGCGGATTATTTGGATTATTACCCCTTATTTTACATTATTACCGCTGTAATAATGCGTCGCCGAGAGATTTGATGCTCTGATGTATTATTTAGGACAGTATTATTCTCTTGGTATAGTGTATAAATCAAAATGTCCTCTGCCGAACCGACTCACATCTATTATGATTTGGAAGTTGCTAATCAGGCACTTAATGATACTGGTCTCCCACCCTCTCGCCTGTCTTTTACTCAGGTACGCTCTTCAAGCATCCTTGACAACCCCAACGACTATTTTATGTCGATTGTTCGGTTTAGTTTAGACACTGCAGGTGCCTTGCCATCCTTTATTCCACAGATTGACCTCCAGCAGTCTAACGATCCGTCGTCTAACTTCTTCACACCTGACTTCCCCAATAAGACGGTGTATGAGATTACCCTCGCCTACAAGGACGCATCAGGCGTGACCTTCTCCTCTACTAAACCCGTCATATACATCCCCCACATCAAGGCAGGTTTAAATCTGCCCGGTTTTGTGGCACCCGCTTCACCACCTCTCACTATTGCCGACGGCACGACTAACTACTACTGGGTTCAGAATCTTAATCAGTGGATACAGATGATTAATAAAACCATGTCCGACGCGTGGGCAAGTGTCGTGTTCGATGCCTCGGGTAGTGTCACGCCTCTCACAGGCGACAACGCCATCCCACCCTACCTGCTGTGGAATAACGAGTTAAACATCGCCACCCTGTACGCACAGGTCGGTTTATTCAATCAAGGAGCATTTTGGAACCCCTACTCGACTCCTGCATCCCCCGCCTCCGCCAATTTATGGTTCAACGCCCCCCTCCGAGTTCTATTTAGCAGTTTTGAATATACTTTTCAGGGATACGCACCTCCCAATTCATTTCTTCTCCGAGTCTACGACCGAGGCGATAATGTCAGACCAAAAGGAACTGCTCCTCCATCCCTTGCGGGTTTTCTTGAACCCCGATTCGACGCCTTCGAAATGGTTCAGGCATTTAGCACAGGTCCTACCATGTGTCCGATCACCAGCATCATTTTCACTACATCGCTTCTCCCCGTCCTACCATCGCTCCTCGGCATCCCACAGTTATTTAGCGGTAATTCGGGGGTCATCAATCAAGACAACAACAATATTATTAATACCGTGACAGATTTAGAAGTTAATCTCACGAGAGGCGATGAGTATCTCCCGAATGTCATCTACGAACCCACCGCCGAATACCGACTCCTCGACCTTCAATCCAACGCCCCTCTCACGTCCATTCAGATCTCCGTCGTGTGGAAAGACATCTTCGGACAAGTCCACGACTTTTATATTCAGAACGGTTGTGGGGCAACTTTAAAGGTTATGTTTAGAAAGAAGACATTCAACAACATCGTCCCTTTTTCTGTAATGAGTTAATCAGATTTAGACGGTTTTTTTTTGTTATGATATATTATAAACGATTCTAATATGTCATCTTCCGATTTCAGCAAGGTCAAGGTGTTAGACGATGTCCTCGCCACCACCGACTCTGTCAAGTATGCCGTCGTCAAGGGTGCTCAGAACATCACGCCCTCCGTGAATAACGCCATCTCCAAGAGCAACTCCAGCATTACATTCAACATTCAGACACCCTCCGAGGCGACTGTGTTGTCTCGTCGTATTATGCTTCAGACGAAGATCTGCTTCCGTGTCTCAGGTGTTCTGACCACCGCCGGTCGTCTCCTCGACATCGGCAATGACTCTGCCCTTGGACCATTCCCCTTCCAGTCTCTCTGTAACACGATTCAGATGACTATTAATAACAACACCGTCACTCAGAACCAGCGTGACGTGATGTTCGCCCTCATGAGGTTCGGTGATGCCCGTGAGACCTACCGCTACAACACCTCCACCCCTACTGCCTACGATCAGTATTGGAACTACTCCGATGCTCTTCTCGCTTCTAATAACCCCAACGGTGCTTGGAATAATGTCAGCAATGACCCGTCCTACCAACCCCGAGGTGCCTTCAAGTTGGAGAGCATCGCTGGAAACTCCGTCGGTGTCATCGGTGACACCAAGAATGTAGACATCGTCGTCGAAGTGACTGAACCCCTTATGTTGTCACCCCTAATATGGTGCGACCCTCAGTCAAACAACCAAGGTTTCTACGGTATTCAGGTTTTAAATCTTGTGTTTAACATCGGTTCTACTAACAGGTTGTTTCGCTCGTCGAACCCCAACGCTACTGCCGGTCTGACCGTTTCTCTCGGTTTCCCCGCAGGTGTCAGCAATGGAAACGCCTTCCTCGACACTCGCCTTCTCATCCAGTATTACACTCGTCAACCCAGCGACCTCGTTCCCGCTCGTAACGTCGTCCCCTATGCCGAGTACCCCCGCTACATCACCAACGTCAGTGGCACGATCCCCGCATCAACACAGGCACCCGGCGTGGTTGCAGGTGCTGATTTCGCTCTCGTCCCAGGTGCTTTTCCCACGATTGAGAGCAACTCCATCTCTCTCAATCAGATCCCCGACAAGATTCTCATCTTCGTCCGCAAACGCCTCGCCAGTCAGACCGCAGAAGATGCCGACTGCTTCTTCCCCATCAAGCGTCTCCGTGTCAACTTCAACAACAAGGCAGGTCTGCTCACCTCCGCCACCCGCTGGGATTTGTGGAGAATGTCGGTGGAATCAGGAAGCAACCAAACTTGGGCAGAGTTTAGCGGTTCTGCTGTTCGCCGTGTCGCCAATCAACCCCTCAGCGAAATCGCCACCTGTGGTTCGGTTCTTGCCTTATCTATGGGTAAGCACATTGAGTTAGACGACGTGTTTGCCCCTGGATCCATCGGTCAATTCCAGTTGCAGTTCAGCGTGGAGATTGAGAACTACGACAGCGTCGCCTACGCCGACAATACCGAGTTGGTGCTGATCACGATGAATACCGGTGTCTTCGTTCTCGAGCGTGGTACTTCTCAGACCTACACTGCCATCTTGTCTCGCTCCGATGTGCTGTCTGCTTCTTCTATGCCGGGTTACAAGTCTTCTGATGTTAAGCGTCTTGTCGGTGGTGCTATGGAGGACGGTTACAAGTCTCTCGTCGGTCTCCCTGATTTGGGTGCCGGTCAGTCAGGCGGTGCGATGAACGGTTGTGGTCAGTCAGGCGGTGGTTATTCGGGTGGCGGTCAGTCCGGCGGTGGTCAGTCGGGAGGCGGTCTGTCGGGAGGTGCAAGAATGAAGAAGCACTTGATGTAAGTTCGCAGAACGCTCCTACTCGGGAGAAGAGATTTTAGCAATATCGTAATATTATTTTATAGAGTTAGTGTATAACTGTATTAAATGACTTCCTACAACAACGATTACAACCGTAATCTCGCAAGTCGTCAACGGGCATTAGACTATGCCAACATCGCCAACGACAAGTATGAGGCACACGAAGACGACGCTCTGCACGGTGGCAAACGCAGGAGTCGTCGTAAGATCACTGATGCTGACTTGAAGGATATGGATTTTCGTACTTATGGTAAGGGTGTCGCCACCATGGAGGGTGAAGGTCTTAAAGAAGACTTTGATGATGCTCTCAAATGGATTGGCGACAAGGCAGAGAAAATCGGCAAGATAGTCGAGACTGGTTCTAAAATCCACGGTCTCATCACAGGCAAGAAAAAGGACGACACCCCACAGGGTATGCCTTATATGCCTTATCGCCCCTATGGTTATGGTCTCTCGGGAGGTGCTATGCACGGCGGGAGCGAACGCGGTGCTGAACTCGCTGACATTCTCAACCCCGCCGGTTCTCCTTACGTCCCAGGGATTAAGATGGCGAATACCGTCGTCCCCAACGCACCCCGAGTCATCACAGGTCTCGGTAAAAAGAAGGGTCGCATCGGTCTTGCCTACCCCTCACCCCCAGGTTTGAATGTAGTCGGTTCTGATCTCCGTATGAAGGGTTCTAACTTTTCTCCCTCGTGGCATCAGATTCAGGCAGAACAAGCGAAGGATGGTTTTATTGGAAACGGTATGTCGGGAGGAGACTTTTTAGGTGATCTCGGCAATATCGCACAGACCGTCGCCCCATTCTTGCCCTTGCTCGGTCTCGGTATGTCGGGAGGTGACTTCTTCGGTGATCTCGGCAACATCGCACAGTCAGTCGCTCCGTTCTTGCCACTTTTAGGTCTCGGTCGTAATGGTGATCCTGATGACATATCTTTTAAGGGTGGCGACTTCTTCTCTGACCTCGGCAATGTGGCACAGACCGTCGCCCCCTTCTTGCCACTGTTGGGTCTCGGTAAAAATGTAAGAAAGGGTTCAAAAGAAGCACGACGCTTTATTGCTCTTGTTCGTGCTATGAAGAGGAATAAGGGTCTCGTCGGTAAAGGGTTCTTCGACGATTTTCTCTCGGGTCTTAAACAGGTCGGCGATGTGGTTGGTGCCGTCGCACCCCATGTAGAGACAGGTATGAAGATCTACGACAAGTTTAAGGGTAAAGGTATGAGTGGCGGTATGACCCACGAACAGGATATGAATATGGCAGACGCTATGGGCGATATATTCAGCGGTGAGGGCAAACTC